ATTGGAAAGAGGTTGTGGTACACAAAGAAGTGCCACCCATCTTTCCTGTTATGATGCCTCTGTAGCTCAGTGGTAGAGCAGCGGTTTTGTAAACCGCTGGTCGCAAGTTCGAATCTTGTCGGGGGCTTACATAAATAATAAGTAAATTGAGGTTTCTCCTGTGACGGAGAGAAGAACGTTTTTTGTTGACACTAGGAATGATTGGAACCCCTTCATCTATCAAATGTTAAAATACATCGATAAACTGCAGGAGTATTATATTCGCACGGGCGATTATTTTTACGAAGAACAATCTCAAAAGATTAGAAAACTAATTAAAGAACACAAACAACAGATACACAAACTTGAAAGATTTGACGGTCCTCCATATTGATGCTATAATAAGTTGTCCGTGTGAAGGAAGTATCAAGGATCAGGAGACCCTGATCCTTTTCTTGTATAAATAAATCTGAAGAATATACAGAAGGTTTACTTGTGGCAGGAACAAAAAAAATATCACAATTAGAAAACCTTGCAGACAATTTGTTGACTGGGGAAGCCATTCTCCCTGTTGTCATTGCCGATCCACTTATACCAAACAGAAAAACTAAAGTAAACCAGTTATTCCGTGGTGTAAAGGCAGGAACTAAATCTGAACCAGGTCTAGCCTTTGATCTTAATAGAAGTACAGGATTGTACCAGGATCAGTATAATGAATTGGGTCTTTCTTTTGGAACTGCAGGTTTATATCTTTCTAAAATTGCAGACTCTGGTGCAAACACAGTAACGACAAAAATTCAAGCATTAGATAATAATGCTAATAATGTTAATATTTTATTTCAACCAAAAGGATCTGGGACTGTAGGTGTCCAGTCTGGTTCTACTTTCAGATTACAAGATACTCAGTTTGAGATCGCTGACGACGTTTCATCTTCGAAAAGAGCTAGATTTGAAGTCAGTAATATTGGTACTGGTCTTAGAATCTTTGCACTACCTCTTGTTGATGTTGGCAACACAACAACTCTTGTTGGTACAGATACCTCACAAACTTTATCCAATAAAACCATTAGAATTAATGAGAATGACTTATTCCTAACTGATGGTACAAAAGAAGCAAAATTTGGTATCGACTGGATTCTAACTGAGTCTGGAACCAAAACATATTTCTTACCAGACCCTGGCCCAGGAACTGTACAGTCAAATATTATTGATGATGTTAGTATACAAAACCTTTCAAACAAAACTTTAGTCCAACCAAGTTTTGCTTTCAGTTCCACATCTTCATTTAAAGCTTTATTTGATGCCTCATTGCTTACTGCATCACGCACAGTTACTTTCCCCGATCTCAGTATTACACTGGTTGGAACGGACTCAACTCAGATCTTAACATCTAAAGTATATCAAGTACCAGTATTTTCGGACTCGGCAGATATCACTAAAAAGGTAACTTTTGAACTGAGTAATCTACTTACTCAGACCAACACATCATTTACTTTCCCAATTTCGACATCGCTAAATACTAATGGCACTTCCACCTTAGTAACAGAGATTGCATCTCAAACACTGAAAAATAAATTATACGATAAACCCGTATTTTCTGATGTAACTTCTTCCGCAAGAAGAATTGTGTTTGATCTATCTAACATTAGTGCATCTAGAACAATTAGTTTCCCAGATGGCGATGCTACGTTACTATCAACAAACAATGCTGGATCTCTTTCTAACATTGACTTTGGTGGACAAATTACAGCACAGTCCCTAGGGGGTAGACTTAGACTTCAACAACACTTTACAGCAGGATGGTAATTAACAAATGACCGCAGGAAAATTAGGCTCGGTAAAACCAGCAGCAACCACAAATACTTTTTTATATCGTTGCCCAATCACAAGTGCGGCTAGCACTGTATTGAATGTTGTTGAGCAGGGTGGATCTGCTGCAACTTATAGAGCTGCTCTAAGAGATTATGATCAGATCTTAACCCTAGATTCAGCAAATTATCAATTCAGAAAAGGAAATATTGCATCATCGTATGTGATATCATTGATTCCTGGAGTCTCGAAGAGTTCACTAACTGCTGGTGATATTGTTGCATCAGTTAGTGGAGAATCTGTATTTAGATATCTTGATGTTTACGTTGATGCTTCGATCAAGAATATCTCAACCAAAGTTGCGTGTGTTGGTACTACAACTTTGGGATCTGCTCCTACTGGAGGTAATATTGTTGCTGGTAATACAATTACTGGAGAAAAGGGACTTACTGCATCAGTTCTAACCTACAGTACTACATTTGCTGGATTTACAGCATCTATTCCTAAAGTCACTGCAGCTGCAACGGGAATCTATTTTGCTAATACTGATACTCTTGTTGCCAATGATTTTGCTGTTGTGTATGAAGATATGGGTGCTGGTCAATTTACTTATGAAGTAATGCGAGCAACCTCAATTAATACAACAACCAACATTGTTACCGTTCAAAGAGCACAATTGAGCACTCTTGCTGCTCCAATTATGCCAGGTACTAGATATAGGAATCTTAGACCAACTGCAACTACAACTACTCTTGCTGCTGGAATTGCTGATACTGATTTAACTATTGTGGTTACAGATGCATCTGCATTTACTATTGGTAATTATCTACGAATTGGTAACGAATTACTTGGCATTCAGGCAATTAATGGTAATGATATTACTGTACTTCGTGCGGAATTTGGTACAACTGCTGCCGCAGCAAATGGTGGAGACACTGTTACCTATGTTACTGATGAAGGATTTGGAATTCTTCAATACTTTGATTCCGAGGAAGTAATTACTGTTGGCGCAGTATCAGCAACTCTTCAATCATATTCTACCACTGGTAATCCTTTTGGACCAGAAGAAAGATTCATCTTTGATACTGATGTTGATGGTATTTACGAAGATCCAGCAGATCTAACTCTAGATATTGGCAGAACATATAGATTCCTCCAATCTGATGCATCAAACTTAACTCATACAATTCGTTTTAGGGAAGTTGGAAGCACAGATGAATACACAACTGGAGTTACTGTTATTGGTACTGCTGGATCTGCAGGAGCATATACAGAAATTGTTGTCAGTTCATTGACTGCTACAACATTAGAAATTTATTCTGATACTGATGATACTATCAGTCTTGGTGTTTCTATTGATGCTGATCCAATTTATAGTAAAATTTATGTGTATGATGTGGACGGTACTTTAGCCACAGGTCAGAGTTTCTCTACTCAAACTGGTACTAACGAAATTGATGAAGTTTATCCTGGTCCTTATGGTTATATTCATAGTTGGGTAGGAACATCTTTAAAAGTTTCTCTTGGTAGAAATTCTGCAGTATATGCACAATATACAACTACAATTACAGCATCTTCTGGTGCTACTGATATTACAGTTGGATCCAGTGCAAACCTAATTCCTGGAATGTCTATTTCTGGAACTGGAATTGCTGCTGGGTCTAGAATTGTTGAAATTGTAGATGCTACTACAATTACTATCGACCTTGCTGCGACTGGAGCAGTTTCTGGAACAGGAACTTTCAAGCATATGTTCTACGATTCTCCAAGACAACTTGGATCTTCTAGATCTAACGTAACTGTTTCCTCATTTACGGCTCTTACTGATGTAAATGCTGAGGATTATCTGTATTATGGTTCTGCAGTTGGCGCCAATTCAACTGTTAAGAATAGCGGAATTGTTGTTGGTCCTGGCCAGTCTGTAGTTGTCTATGCCAGCACCGCAGACGTTAGTTTCTCAATCAATGGTTTTGAGGATTCCACTTCGGACTTCGTTATTAATCAGTATAACAGAGTATAATACAAGGACAGTAAACTATGTCATTAACTAGACTCAAGAATATTATTACGTCCAGAACTGGACGTATTATCTACGTCAACCCAGATGACTTTGATGCATCTGATGCAATTGACAACAGAGGTAACTCAGCACTGAGACCTTTTAAAACACTACAGAGAGCTCTTCTCGAAGTATCACGTTTCTCATATCGTGTAGGTCTATCTAATGACGAGTTTGATGCCTTCAGTATTTACTTGTATCCGTCAGAATATATTATTGATAATCGTCCTGGTGAGATTCTTTATACTGAGATTCCACCTCTGGATGAAAACTCAAACTTCGATGTAACTTCACCAAACAACGTTCTTTATAAGTTTAACTCTGTTGAAGGTGGAGTAATTGTTCCTAGAGGTTGTTCTATTGTTGGATCTGACCTTAGAAGAACTAAAATTATTCCTAAGTATATTCCATATCCAACTACAAGAGCTTCTCTTGGTATTACATCAATTAACGAACCATCACCAACGGATATTTTTAAAGTAACTGGCGGTTGCTATTTTTGGCAGTTTTCATTCTTTGATGGTGACTCTACTGGTGTTTATTATAAAGAGAATGATGCAACAACTCTTCAACCAAACTTCTCACACCATAAACTAACAGCATATGGATTTGCTGATGGTGTAAATCAGTTAAGAGATCTTATTGCCGAAGGAAGAGTAAAGCCTAACTTTGATATTAATTCCACGATCATTCCTGATCTTCAGTCTAGAACTGACCTGGAAATTTACTATCAGAAGATCTCTAGAGCATTTACATCAATTCCTGATACTTCTGGTACTCCATCTCAAGACCAGATTCAACCAAGAATTGAAGAAAATAGAATCGTTGGACCTATTGCAGACGAATTCCAAGTCCTTCAGATTACTAGAAATGGACAAACTGCTACCGCTCTTACTGTTGACGAACTAGGAAACCCCAAGAACCATGGATTCTCTGTCGGTGTTAATATTAATATTTCTGGTGTTACTGGTTCTACTGGCACGCAAAGTGAACTAGATGCATCTCTGTATAATGGATCCTTCCAGGTAACATCTGCACAGGGTAACGTATTTACCTATCAGATGTCTGATGAACCAACTGGTAATGCTGTTGGATCTAATATCCTTGTTAAAGTTGAGATTGATACCGTTGACTCCGCATCTCCATATGTGTTCAACATCTCACTACGTTCTGTGTGGGGTATGAACGGTATGCACGCTGATGGTAGCAAGGCAACTGGTTTCAAATCGATGGTTGTGGCACAGTTTACTGGTCTGTCACTGCAGAAAGATGACCGTGCATTTGTACGCTATAACACTGCTACTGGATCTTACGATGAAGGTGGCCAAGGTGCTCACCTAGATGGTGCTTGTAGGTATAAGAAGGGATGGAGACACTGCCACATTAAAGCATCTAACGACGCATTTATTCAGGTCGTTTCGGTGTTCGCGGTTGGATATGGTGATCACTTCTTTGCTGATTCTGGTGCTGACATGTCAATCACCAACTCAAACTCCAACTTTGGTAACACTGCTCTTCGCTGTAAGGGATTTAAAGCAGCATCATTTACAAAGGATAAATTTGGAACCTTAACCCATGTTATTCCCCCCAAATCTCTTTCTGATGTAAATGAGATCTCTGTTAACTATGTGAATATTGATATTCAAAGAACACGAACTGTAGCAAATGCTCAGAGATTGTATCTATATGGATACACTGTGGAAACAGCACCCCCTCCACTAAAAGTTCAGGGTTACACTGTTGGCGCTAGACAAGACGGAACTGGTGTAAGTGCAGTTGCAGATAAAATCTATTGCTTATTGTTCTCTTCTGGTGCAACTACAGCAACTATTAAATCTGCACCAATTAATCCTTATGGTCCATCTGTAAATGGAGCCACTGTAAATACTGCAGAAAGTCCATTTAAGTTTGATTCAAATACTTATACGATTGGCGGTCAGCAAGTAGTTGGTGGATGGTATTTGCAAGTATCTAATACTGGTAATGCTAACCAGATCTTTACTGCATTAACCACCAATACTCTGTATAATAACCTTGCATTTACTCCAACTTCATTCATCAAGAGAGTACCCGATGCTCGTGTTCTAAAGGATAGAATCTATAGATTACGTTATGTTGTTCCTAAGGATTCATTCCCAATCCCCAGAGATCCTATTACTGGTTATGTAATTCAACCAAGATCAAGTGAATCTAGTTCACCCGCATATGATAAGGTGTACTACATCTATGAGATTGAAGAAGTTCAGGCATTTGATAGAGGTATTGCAGATGGCATCTACTATCTAACAGTTCTTTGTGCATCTATTACTCCTTCAACATCAAACTTTAATGACTTTAAGTTCTCTCAGAACGTAAACGAAGTATACCCTGCTTTTGATAGAGACAATCCAAACTCTGACCCAGTAGCTACTGTATCTGTTGCAGACAACGTGACTATTGGACTAGTTTATGGTACTGATGGTGCAGTTCCAACACCAAATAAAGATACTAAGAGAAGTATTACTAAAGAAGCAACTCAATTCTTCCTTGCTGAAGGACAGAATAATATCGCATGGAACTCATCTGCAGGAACTCTTGGTTCGTTCTCACTAACTTCACGTCTTGGTGAGGCGGAAACTAGAATGATTCCATTGAAGGTTGACACCGAAAATGTAATGATTCCAATTCCAGTTGAGTTACGTCGTCACTCAATTCAGAGATCTGGTAACCATACATTTGAATACACTGGTTTCGGTCCTGGTAACTACTCAACCGCATTCCCACAGACTCAGGTTGAAGTATTAACTTCAGATCAGATCAAACTATCTCAGTCACTCAAAGAGGCTGCTGGTGTTTCATTCTACTCAGGTCTAAACTCTAATGGCGACCTGTTCATTGGTAACCAGGTAATTAACCCAGTTACGGGTCAGATTACTTCAGATGATATTGCACAGTTGAACATTGTTGGTGAGGAGAATACAACTATTCAGACATTCTCTGAAGTTATTCTTACTGATAAATTGACAGTTCTTGGTGGTGCATCCAACCAGTTGGAATCACTATTTGCTGGTCCAGTTACATTCCAAGGTAAGATTACTTCTGATAGTAACATTCAAGTTAAGAAACTTACCTATGCCAACCCAGATGGTACGATTCTTAAGTCAACTTTAATGGCTCCTGATAATGGATCTGGTGCTCCAAACCTAACAGCACTAACCTATTATACAACTCCTATTGATGGAGATATTGTATACAATACATCATGGACTCCTGGTAAGAATCTTGGTTGGATTTATTATTCATCAACCTGGTATAAGTTTGGTCTAACTAATACTGGATTTATTGATATTGCCACATTTGGGTCAAATACCAATATGGCCTTAGGTGGAACAGCAAATACCACTTATAGACTAGATGTTACTGGTAATCAGCACATTAGTGGAGATTTAGTTGTTGACGGTCGAGGTGGTGTTTCTGCATCTAAATATATTTTGAGAACGTATACTGGAAACGGTACTACCCAATCATTTGCTATTACTACTGGTCATACCTCTAAGAGTGTGATGGTGTTTATTAATGGTGTATGCCAAGTTCCCGACACTAACTATACAGTTTCTGGAACTAACGTACAATTTGCATCTGGTGATGCACCTAAGAATGGAGATATTATTCAGATTAGAGAGTTCCCCATCTAATAAATACTAAAGGAGCAGTCATAGAACTATGGCATTACAACAGATTAACGGTAATCAGATATCTGATTTAACCGATGCCACTATTACATCGTTGAGGTTTAAGAATACTAATAGTGTTCTACAACTCCCTACAGGAACTGAGGCTCAAAGACCTAGTGGTGTTGCTTACGGTACAATGCGTTTCAACACTACTCAGGATAAAGTTGAAGTTTATGTGACCAACTCTAACGGACAGGGTGCCGATGGATGGACACTTGTGGGTGCTGGGGGACCTCACGTTGGTAATAAAGATACTTCATATATTAGAACCAATAGTGCCAGCATTGATGAAAACATTACTATTGGTCCAGTTGCTAATGGTGGTAACCAGTTCACAAATGCTATGGTTGCTGGCCCAGTTGAAATTGCCAGTGGATACACGGTAACAGTTGAGAGTGGAGCGGCTTTTTATGTTATTGGTGAAGATGCTGACAATGCTGCATATGAAAATGTTAATGTATATGGAATTTTATCTGTTCCTGGTAGATTAGATATTACCTCAACCAGAGAGCACATGCACACCTACAGAGTAGGTTTACAAGATACTATGCTGAATATTGATTACAATAATCATAATATTATCTACGTCAATAACGTATCCCAAAATTTTAATATTAATGTTCTGAACTTGCCAACAGCATCTATTGGTACTGGTGGAACTGATGCTAATAAAGCATATGGTTTTACTATTATGTACTACAATAGTAACCCAGCATATAGACCAACTGGAACAATCTACGTGAATGGAAGTTCTATTGGAAATGCCAGATGGTCTGGAGGATCTCCCCCATCTACACTCGCAACTTCTAGAGAAGTAACAGTGGGTCTTTCTATTGTTAGAGTAACGGAAGTCACAAACGATACTGGAGGAACTAGTACAGTTTGGAAAGCGTATATACAATTTACTGAGTTTGCATAAAACTATGGCTCTTATTTCTAGATTAATCTCTAAATTTACTCCTATTGTTGGACCACTCGGAGGCAAAGCGAAGGCATTTGTTCCAACTTCTGCCTCTGGTGGATCTGTATTCGATCAAACTGATGGTGGAATTAATTACAGACACCATGCATTTGGATATACTGGAGGTAATCAAACTTTCAGTATATCTACAATGGGTACTTACAATCAGATTGAAATTTTCTGTTGGGGTGCTGCAGGTGGAGCAGGTGGACAAAGTGGAAATACTGGCGGCGCTGGTGGATATGCTTATAAATCCATTACCTTAACTGAAGGAGCATCGTATTCATATACTGTCTCTGTCGGTGGCGGTGGAGGAAATGGTGCGGGATGCTATGGATGTTGGGGTGGCGGAGGAAGAGGAACCGGCCCTAATGGTGGATATGGGGGTAATGGTACACACGCATCTTGCTCGGGATGTTCTGCTGGTGGCGGCGGTGGTGGTGCTGCTAGTGGTTTCTTTGGTGGCGGTCCTGGTCAAAGCGGTGCCTGGTGTATGGCCGGAGGTGGCGGTGGAGGAGGCGGCGCCGAAGGTGGCGGTGCTGGCCATGGTGGTGCTGGCGGTCAAGGTGGTTATGGTGGTTCTTGTGGTGCTGGTGGCGGCGGCATGGGCAATAGAACTAATGATATGAACGGATCCGAATGTGGTAGAAATGGTAATGATTGCTCTGGCGGCGGAGGTGGCGGCGGAGGTTATTGGGCTGGCAGTTGTGGGGGCAATCCTGGATGCGATCAGCAGGGCGCTGGAGGAGGAGGAGGAGGAAATAACTATGGTGATGTAACTGCTGCAGGAAGTGCTCAGCAACCTGGAAATTCTGGACATTACCTAAGATCTGGGGCTGGACAACCTAATGGTGGATCTGGTAGAATAGTTGTACGTTATAGGTGGTCGTAATGGCAATAGATAGTAGAGAAGGATTGGAACTTCCTATTCCCTTAGGAAATTTACAATGTGTTATTGATATTGGTCAAAAGACTGTTACTTTTGATATCAATGATCTGTATGTTCCAGATATTCATTTGTTTTTTGGATTTAGGAATAATGGTGAACAAAAGACAACATTTACCGATATGAAGTTTGGGTATGATCTTTCAATTCTTCTTGGTGATGGTGTGTCTCAATTTGTAACTTCGGATACTCTTCCTGGTTATATTGAGACTGATGCTGAATACTCTGAGCACAAAACTCTACAATTACAACCAGAAAAATCTTACGGTCTTTCTGTGTGGTGCATTAATAATGGAGAAAGATTTGCTGCACAAACTACATTTAGAGTTGATAAGTGGCAAAAATATTATCCAGAAGGAATTGATGTTCCTAAGCCTGGGACTCCTGAGTATGGTAGAATTAATGTTGCAGATCCTTGGTGGATCTAAGTATATAAATAGAAAGAGAAAATAATCACCTAAGAAGAATCTCATGAGTACTTTAAAAGTCGCTGCTATTAAAGATTTAGGTAATGCTGGAGGTTTTACTCTTAGTTCTGGTGCTGTAACTGCTAATGGTACTTTAACTGTTTCAAATATTGTTATTAACGGCACTGTAACTGGAAACAGCAAACAGTATTTACCATCGCAATCTGGCCAGGCAGGAAAAATTTTATATTCCAATGGCACAGATGCTTATTGGGGTACTGCTCCATCAACAGATAACATTACTAGTATGCAAGTTTTCACTGGAAGTGGAACTTGGACAAAACCAACTGGCGTTAGATTTATTAAAGTTCAAGTAGTTGGTGGAGGTGGTGGTGGATCTGGGCACGGTGAATCGGGCGGCGCTGGAGGATATTCCGAAAGAGTAATCGATGTGCAATCGGTTACATCTGTTTCAGTCACTATTGCTGGTGAAGTAAATGGAACTTATTATTCTGGTGCTGGTGATAATGGAAATGGTAGTTCTTTTGGATCATATTGTTCTGCCTCTGGTGGATATGGTGCAAATAGAAATAACCAACACTCTGGTGGACTAGGTGGTGTTGGATCTGGTGGAAATCTAAATATCTATGGCGGCGGTGGTCAATCACACCACAACTATTCTTCTGTTGGTGGATCTTCTTTCTTTGGAGGTGCTGTAGCAGCAGGACACCCACAAGGCGGTAATTTCAGTCACAACCACCAATCCCACTCAGCTCCTGGATCTGGTGGATCTGGTGGATATTTTAACAGTCACAGAGGATCAAATGGTCGTCCTGGAATGGTTGTCGTAACACATTATAAGTAAAGAAATATGAGTACTTTAAAAGTAACAAACGTAAGAGATTTTACAGGAACTTCAGGATTCACTCTATCTTCTGGTTCAATTACTGGTACTGGAAGATTAGTTGTTAATAATCTTGTGGTCAATGGTACAATTAGTGGATCTACAACTTCATTCCTTCCCAGTCAATCTGGTCAAAACGGTAGGGTTTTGGGTACTAATGGAACATCTCCTCTTTGGCAAAACGCTGCACAAGTTGGAAACTTGCAGAGTATGGATGTCTTCACTTCTAGTGGAACCTGGACAAAACCAACTGGTGTTAGATATGTTCATGTCCAAGTAATTGGAGGCGGCGGGGGAGGATCTGGACATGGTGAATCAGGCGGATCTGGGGGATATTCCGAAAGAGTAATTGATGTTTCTGGAGTATCATCAGTCTCTGTATCTGTTTCTGGAGAAGTAAACGGAACTTATTACAGATCTGCTGGTGATAATGGTGGTTCTTCCTCTTTTGGATCATATTGTTCTGCCTCTGGTGGATATGGTGCAAATAGAAATAACCAACACTCTGGAGGTCTTGCAGGTGTTGGATCTGGTGGAAACCTAAACATTTATGGCGGCGGTGGAGAATCTCACCATGCTAGAGGTGGGAATAACGGTTCTAATTCATTTTTAGGTGGTGGCGTTGCTGGAGGATGGCCTCAGGGAGGAAACTTTAGTCATAACCACCAAACACATTCTCCACCAGGAACAGGCGGAGGAGGAGCACATTATCATAACTTCCGTGGTTCCAATGGTCGCCCAGGAATGGTTATCGTCACTAATTATCTTTAAACTTATAAATACATTTTGTAGGGAGATTTTCAAGCAATGAAAAAAGTTTTGATGTCAATTCAAGGTTATATTCACCAGATTGTAGATCCTGGTGAAGACTTTGAAATCTATGATGGACCTGATGCTACTATTCAATGGGTAGACGCTCCAGATGACGTTCAATTAGAATGGACTTTGGAATGGTCTCCTGAAGCCAATCAGATGGTTTGGGTAAAGAGAGAGCAAACATATACAGATCCTGGTATGGCAAGGAAAGTTGCTTATGGTGATGTTGGTGAGCAACTTGATATGATGTATAAAGATGCTCTAGATGGTGGAACTCGCTGGGTTGATCACATTCGATCAGTAAAAGAATCTCTTCCTCCCCCACCACCACAGGAAGAACCAATGACTCTCGAACAGTTAATGGATTTCTCTGCTAATGCTGAACCAGCCGTTGATAAACCAGTAGGTATTTCCACTCCAGATCTTCCTGCTTGGAAGCGTTATCCTGGTTGGAAAGGTTACGAAACTCCTACAGTCTAAAACAATTGTCCCTAAACTCTAAATTTATTTTATACCGATTATGAGTAAAATTGAAAGTGTGATCATTATTGGCGGCGGATCGTCTGGTTGGATGACCGCCGCTGCACTTAGTAAACTTTGTCCACATTTGGAAATTGGACTAATTGAATCCAAAAATGTTAAGACTGTTGGTGTCGGAGAATCTACATTAGGACACATCAATAGATATCTTGAACTTTTGGAATTGAAAGATGAAGATTGGATGGCTGCATGTAATGCAACCTATAAGAATTCGATTCGATTTACTAATTTTCGGGAAAATGATGGTACTCATTTTGAGTATCCTTTCGGTCCTAGGTTTGATTTAACGGATAAATCAAACGGATTGGATACTTGGTCTCTAATTAAACTTCTGGATGATTCATATGGACCAGAAACTTTTGCTGAGATGTACAATAGTAACACTTTCTTAGCAAAATATAATAAGCAAAGTCGTAATCTTGATGGTAAGATTAGAAATTATAGTTTTACATATGATACTGCATATCATATGGATGCGGAACTATTTGGGCAGTACTTGAAAGAAAATATTGCACTACCAAATGGCGTAAAGCATTATTATGGAGATATTACTGGATTTAAGCATATATCTGCTAATGATCTAACGATTGAATATCTCGTCATGGATGAAGTTAATATGGTCTCTGCGGATCTTTATATTGATTGTACTGGATTCAAATCTTTGTTACTTGAGCAATATCAAGGGGTTCCTTTTATTCCTTTCGGAAATAAACTTGCTAATGATAGTGCGTGGGCTTGTAGAATTCCTTATGTTGATCGTGAAAAAGAAATGCATAATGTTACAGACTGTCATGCACTAGATAATGGTTGGGTATGGAATATTCCACTTTGGAATCGTATTGGTACTGGTTATGTTTATTCTTCTAGATTTATTAATAAAGAAGATGCACAGAAAGAGTTTAGAGCGCATCTATCAAAGACTGATCCCGAGAGGGCAGAAAATGCTGAAATGTTTCACATCAATATCCGACATGGAAAACATGAAAAGGCCTGGGTAAGAAATGTTTGTGCTGTTGGATTATCATATGGTTTTGTTGAACCTTTAGAGTCAACTGGACTCTTGACAACTCACGAGAATATCATTAAACTGGTAGAGGTTCTAAATCGAAGAGAAGGGTACGTATGTAGGTCGGAAATTGACGCATTTAATTATGCGGTAGATTATGAAGTTCAATCTTTTGTCGATTTTGTTTCCATGCACTATGCATTTTCAATGAGAGAAGATACTCCATATTGGAGATGGTGTACACAAATTAATGAATATGATCCATTAATGTCTAGAGATACATTAAATAAACATTCGACCTATCAAACATTTTTATGCTCATCTACCGTAAATAATACCTGGTTACCTGAATACCAAGGAGTTCTTTATATTGCTGCTGGTATGGGAATGTCATCAATTTCATCTTTACCTGTAATGAAACAAAATACAGAACGATTTGACATTGATCTCATTCAAGATTCCAAGAAAAAATATGAACAGTATCGAGATTGGATTATTGATTATGTAAAAACTCTGCCATCACATTATGAGTTTTTACGCGACGAAATTTATGGAGGAGTTGACGAGTATGTTCAAGAAGAAAAGCTGGATTAGATTCTATTCTTTAGAACCAGCAGTTACTGATATTTATCCAGTTATTCCCGCATCAAAGTTAAATCGAGATTGGGTACAAAAAGAAAAGAAAAAATCAAAATGTCCTGTAAGTGGATTTTTATCCTCCTCAAATTGCCCAGGAATAACTAATATAATGTCTGCTGGATATATTGTAACTGCTCCAGCAGATTTTATTATCAGAACAAATGGAGATGGATTAAATTTTTCATGGGAAACTCCATACTTGTTTAATTTCACTCAAGATGGAACTCAGAGATCATACATCAATAAACATGACGAATCACAGGTCAAACCATTGCTAGATAATCAATCGAAGACCTTAAAAGAAGTTGTTAAAATTGAAACTCCATGGAGAGTTAAATCTTCTGATGATGTGGTTCTACTACAACTTCCAGTTACTTACAACAACGAAAGTAGATTTACTGCTGCTACAGGTATTTTAGATCCTAAGTATGGACATGTTGTAAATTGTCAATTGTTTTGGCATGTATTAGAAGGAGAAACCTATGTTAAAGCTGGAACTCCTCTTGTTCAGTATATTCCAATGAGCAGAAGATATTTACATCTAAATAATTTTGATACTATTATCGATAGTGCTGGCCAGATTGAATGGGATCTTGAACATTCCTTTGACTATGCAAATCGGTGTAATATTATCAGAGAAGACTCTGTTCAGTCACGTCTAAATAGAGTCATGCAAGTTTTTAATCGCTACAAAAATAAAGGAGCAAAGTTATGACTATTGATGAATTGATTGAGAATTTTAAGGGACAGCAAGCAATGGCTGAAGAAGAAAAGCAAAAACTAGAAGAAGAATTTGCTGATACTAAAATGAATCCTTATGGTATTACTACCATTGACTTCAGTAAAAGACAAGAAAAGTATGAATTGATTATCAAACTTCAAGGAGCGATTGAAGGTCTTGAATTGGCAAAACAGGAGTGTGGTCTTGGATGAATTTGTTTGACTTTGATGGTGAAGGTATTAATCCCTGGCACCCATTCATTTATAAGTTTCATTATGATTTCACACCAATCTTACCTGAAATACGAGAGTGTTATGATAAATTGATGAATCACTGGGCTACTGATACTGATCTCAGTCCAGTTGAGTCTGGTGATGGACATTCTACAGTTAGGGTTGGTGTTTATGATGCAAATATGCAACCACATTTGCAACCATTTATGGATCCGTTTCATGCTTGGTTAGGACCTAGAATTGGAATGGTATGGGAGAAAATGGGATGGATGGGTGCAAATAGTGAAGTATCTAAATCCTGGTTCAATCGACACAATAAGGGAGCAAAAACACTAGAACATACTCATAATGGTGCTGAACTAATAGTTGCATCTTATATTAGTATTCAACCCAAGCAAGGATACATTCAATTTAGAGATCCGTTGGAGTACCATAAAACTTGTTTTCCATACAATGTTGAAAAAGAACTTTGGAAAACTATAGAAACTGTTACTGGGGATGTTCTAATGTTTCCTGGTTGGTTAAATCATAGAACTGAAGAGAATGAAGTTGGTGGAGAACGTATATGTATGACTTACAATATTAACGTTAGATTATTTAAAGCTGATGTCGAAAACAAATTTCGAATTTAAACGTTGTTATCCAGATGCAAATGAGTTTAAAGATGTAATAAAAGTTAAATCTTTAGATGATTGGGGCATTGAGTATATACAACTCTCCGATACGATTGGGTACTGGATGGCAGAGAATCCATTCTATGAGAATGGGTTTGAGTTATATAAACAATTAGTATCGAATTTTCCAATTGTTAAAGATACAAATAAACCTAATTGTACTGATGCCAATCCATTTGCATCTATACATCTACCAGAATGGTGTTGTATAGATGTTTTTCTTTTAATGAAATCTTATTTTGATAGGATATTTCCATCATATATGCATATACAGTTTAGTGAATGGGGCAATTTATATTTTAAAGATGAAGCAAGGCCGTACGACTATTTTAGATTACCCCATTGTGATGGTCCAAACGGAGTAGTTTCTAATCTATGGTTTACCGATCACCCAGAAGATGAATCTGGAACTATTCTATATCAATACCATGGAAAGATTATTAAAGGTCCAGATAAAAAATTATACTTTGATTATCAGTGTGATAAAGATCATCCACTATTTGAAGAATGTAAGAATTTGTCATTAAACAAGAAACGATTAGAACACTGGAATCCTTTAACTATTGAAGAGGAAGAGTACTGGGGATTTGAGAGGCTTGGTATCGCACCAAGTAAAAATGGTATGATGACCCTGTATAATACAGAAGTTCCACATTCTCCTTTTATTTCTACTCAATGTGAGTTTAGGTGGTCTCATGCATATTCAATTAATTACGAACCATTTTTATGAACGATTATAATGACTTCAGTTTATATCAACTGGACACTAGTAAAATAGATCTTGATGATTTAATTTACTATGTTAAAGTCTCCCGAGATAAGTTTAATCACCTGTATGGTGGGATGGAACATGCAACTAAGTATTATTACTTGTATAATTTTTTCACTATTGCTTCTTGCAATTCAAATGTGTACATGCTATACTTGGAAGTAGTGAAGGCAGTTAAAAATTTCTTTCAATTGCATAATATTTCCTCTGATAGTGTATGGCTTCAGACATGGATGAATATCCACAAAGAAACTGAGGTTTTAAAATCACACTCGCATGATTACCCTATCCATGGATATATTAGTTTAACTAATCATAATACGGATACTGTATTTACTGATGGTCACGATGGTAAAGAAATTTATAGAATAGAAAATAAACCACTTCAACTATATCTTGGTCCTGGATATAGACATCATCATATAGAAGTAAGAGAATCTTATAGTGATGAAAGAATAACTCTTGGATTTGATATACAACTTGACGATGTTATTACAGAAAACTTTAGTTTTATACCAATCGTATTATGAATTTAGATTTTTACTTCCCAACACCTATTTGGTGGACAGATCTTAATATTGATAATAATTTTGTTCTTGATTACTGCTATAAGAAGCGTAAAGAGAATCCTGTTGGTAGACAACTTAGTAATAGAGGTGGCTGGCAGTCTGAAGAACTCCCAATTAAAGATGATTTAATTGAGTTGACTGATAGAATTATGGATTCTTCTGTTAGAACATTGGATGATTATGGATTTGAATCCAATAAGACCAGTATATTTTTTGGCAATAGTTGGATCAATATCAATAAAGGATCGGACACTAATCAAATACATACCCACCATGGATCATTTTTATCTGGTGTATATTATGTAAAGGCCAATGAGAATAGTGGGAATATATTTTTCTATAGAGATTTTGATCAAAATTTTATCACTACCAGTTATGCAAAGGTTACCAATCATACTTCTATAAGTAGTGGTGTGGTATTTTATCCACCAAAAACTGGAAGATTGATTGTATTTCCATCCAATCTTCTTCACGCTGTAGATTCAAATCGTGATGATGAAGATAGAATCTCTATTGCATTTAATATAGGTATTAAGTATGATTGATATTGGGCAAAGACTTTTAAATGAGTCTAATTACATCTATGAAGATAGAGCATATTATTATCCAAACTTAATTTCTAATCCAGAGACTTATCTTACTTGGGAGGATGTTGAGTACTGTGTCAATAATACTGCCTTTTATGAGTTTGAGGTTATCGATCACAACTCAAATAAAGTTAATATCAATAGATATACTAGAGCTTGGATATATGATAAGACAGTACAGGATTCATGTCAGATAGTTAATAATATCAATCATGGACACACTATCATCATCATGAATTATGGGTATCATTCTAGAAAGACTCAAGAGTTATTAAATACTTTTGAGAGAATTTTTGATGTTGATGCTGCTATTCATGTGTATGGTGGATTAGATGGATCAAAGTCTTTTAAGATACATGATGACTATCCATGCAACTTTATTATCCAAGTTGAGGGATCTACTGATTGGAAAGTATACAAGAACAGACTTTCTGCATTGTATATGACAGGAAAGGATCAGCACATTCTTCGAGATGATTTACTTGAAGTTGATCTTGAAGTTACTTTGAATCCTGGTGATGCTCTTTATATACCATCTAGAGCATATCACTGTGCTTCACCAGAAGGAAGAAGATTATCTATGAGTATACCTTGTTGGCCTAGAATGCCAGGAAGTAATCAAACCCCTGATAGAAATTATTATAGGATTGGATATGAGTAATCTACTTATTGACGAACAGAATAATATTATTTCGGAATCACATCAAAAGTATTTGTATGATTTGGTTACTGATATTAAATTTGATTGGCATCATTTGGATGATGTGACATTTGAAAGAACGATTGATGGTACAAAAACTGTACCAGGGTTTTGTAATATGATATACCAAAATGGATGCTCTAATCAATGGTTTGATGTATTTTATCCTATCTTAAATGAGTATTTGAACCGTTCTGGTTATCAACTAAATACTCTGCTCAGAATGAGGATGGGGTTTCTTTTGAATACAGTTTATTCTATGCCCCATCTGCCATATTCATATAATAATCCTCATATAGATTTTGAAGAACCACATTTCGTTGGTCTGTATTATCTGAACACAACTGATGGTGATACTGTTATCTTCAATGAGACAGAAAAATTACAAAAGTATACTGTTAAGAAGAGAATTAAACCAGAAATGGGTAAGTTTGTGTGCTTTGATGGTAAGCAGTATCATGCAAGTACTTGCCCCAAAGTTAATACCAAAAGAATTGTTCTAACATTTAATTTCAGCGTAAAATGAAAACACCCATTATTGTTATAGATGAATTCTTTGAAACACCTTCACTAGTTCGTTCATACGGATTACAGCAGGAGTTTTTTAAAGGTGATCGAGGTAATTGGCCTGGTCTAAGAACAGAGTTCATTAGTGAGTTCAATAAAGAACTGTTTCATACTATTGCATCTAAATTGATGTATTATCTCCCAGGTAAGCATACCTTTACCCATCTAGAATGTGGTTTTCAGATTATAGATGAAACCTATGGTTCTGGATGGGTGCATGATGATGATCATAAATTTAATGTAGCTGGTATCATTTACTTAAATCCAGATAATATACCAGATAATAGTGGTACTACTTTTTATGATCATCGTCTAGATGTAAATGGTGAAGATTATTCCAATATGTTCAGAAGTGAAGTTAATGCCGAAAATGTTGAACTGAGGAACGAATACAAAAAATATAGAGATGAACATCGTAGTAAATGGAAACCAAATACAATCGTAGAAAATCGATATAATAGATGTGTGATGTTTGACTCAACTTTGTGGCATAGTGCCGACAACTTCTTTGGGACGGATATGAATAATTCCAGGCTTACGATTGTTTTCTTTGGACATGCGATATGATTAAAGTTATTGACAACGTAATACCAAAAGATTATCAAGATTATATCTTTCATTTGGTAACAGAACCCGATTTTCCTTTATACTTTAAGAAAAATATAGTAACCCATAAGTATGATATGTCCCAAAATATTCATGGGTTTATTCATTCTCTTTATGACGAAAATGCACAAAAATCTAATTATTTCTCACCAATCTATCCTTTGGTTTTGAATATAACAGAAAAGACTGGAGTTAAATTTCATGCTCTCGATAGAATGAGATTCAACTTTATTTTGGGCAATCCTGATTCTAAATTAGATCACCATTTACCACATGTGGATAATTTTTTACCACATTATGTTGCAATTTACTATGTTAATGATTGTGATGGCGATACTGTAATTTTTAATGAAATGTTGGATATTCCTACTATAGAAAGAGACGAAGAATTTATTGAACGAAATCATTGGACAATTAAAGAAAGAGTATCACCAAAGAAAGGAAGAATGGTAATTTTCGATGGTAGATATTATCATGCAAGTTCTTTTACTAAAACTCAACCATTTCGATGCGTTATTAATATGAATCTTGCCGTATTTCAACTATGATTAAAGTTGTTAGACATGCTATCTCCAGGGAGATATGTAACTATGTGGCTACAAATATGGAAATGCTTAGGACAGTACTTGGTAATCCTGCAGATCCAACTATAAACAATGCGTTTGGATATTATTCTCCAATTTTTCTTGAAAGTTTACTAGTTTATCTTCAACCATTGATTGAGAAAGAGGTTGGGAAGACCCTATATCCCACTTATTCTTATGGGAGGATATATGGTAATGGTAGTGTCTTAGAACGCCATATAGACCGTCCTAGCGGTGAGTATGGAGTCACTTGTTGTATGGAGAAAGAGACTAATTGGCCAATAAACTTTGAGGTTGATAATAAATTTATACCATATGAATTGAACGTGGGAGATATTTGTATCTACAAGGGTATAGAGTATCCACACTGGAGAGATCCATATTCAGGTAATAGACACATTCAAGTATTTCTAATGTATGTTGATGCTGATGGAGAATATTCGTCTTGGAAATACGATCGTAGAAATTACTTATGTGGGGGCTTGACACCTGATCGGTCCTGAGGTACTATATAGAAGTAGTTCGCAAGCAAAACCGAAAACCTATGGGTCGCACCTATCGTCGAGATGACCACCATTCCTGGGGCAAATACAACAAAGATCGCCGCCAAAAAGGAAATTCCGAACGTTATTCTCGAACCGAAGAGTTCAATGAATTTGGTTCTCGCAAAAAAGGTAAAAAGAAGTTTGATCTTACTTCTACCGAATATTATGAGGAGGATTGGGGTTCATGAACGAAGAAGAGTTTTTTGCCGAAGAAATTCAATCTCAACCAGAACCTATCTTAGAGATCGACTATGATGACTATCCCGAATTTGATTCACTAGAGTACACTACTGACTGGTAATTATGAAACTCCAAGACCCTATGCTTAACGTTGCTCTCACTGAAACCGAATGTAAGTTTCTAGTGAACGTTCTTCTTGATTGGGATCAATCACAAAAGAATCAAACTAAAACAGAAAAGAAAATGTGGGAGCATCTAATTACACAATTAGATCCCTATCTACAAAAATAAATGTTCTATAGCCCATCGTATTATACATTTGTAACATTCTTATGTTTACTTGGTTATTTCTTTTGGGTTTATCCTGAAGGAATGAATCGAGTCCTGATCTTTATTAATTTGCAACTCAAAACGTTGTATATTGAGATCATGAGAATCTATTACAAATGGATAATGCTGAGGAGACTCAACCAATTAAATAAGGAGATCGGACTTCCCCCGATCCCATGGAACCATAAGAAAGGCAAATCAATGGACCCTTGACAGGGATTCGGATTTGCCTTATATTATCTTTGTTGAACACAAAACCCATGACAAAAGACTTTCTGCGGGACGACTATTCATTCTTGAATGCACTGATTCGTGACATTGACGATGCAGTTGATTGCATTCATGACTCAGATGAAGAATGGATTGATTCTGTTCTTGGTGATGAAGATGAAGTAATTCGACAACTAATTGCATGACCCACCACGATCAACTAATTGATTCAATTATCGACGAGATCTACTACGTCTGGACAGAGATTTGCGAATGGAATTGTGAAGAAACACAAGAAACTGTTCGTGAAACTGCACAACGTATTCTTGAACATGTAGAAGAGTTTCAAGGTAATCGAACTAAACTTAATCAATGGAGAGCAACTGACTAATGGCACTATCACAACAAGTTGAAGACAGTCTGAATGAAGCACAGTCAGCACTTCGTAATGCACTTGCTTTTGCTGCACGAAACGAACGTCCTGTGGTATGTAATGCAATTTCAGAATCTATCTGTCGCATCGAACAAATTCAAACGTTTGATGGATTGATGGATAAATTGGATAACATGACTTACGATAAATGAACAAATTTAATAAATTAATTAATCCAAGAAGTTCTACTTACTACGATATAAAAAACTTTATTCTTGGAGCAGATTTTCCTTGGTATTGGAATCCTAAGGCTACACCAGATGATGTTGATACTGGTCAATATCAGGATGTACCTTTCTACAGTCATGTCTTTATGGCAAGACCAAGATGGAAAAGTATGGCAGATAAATTGTATCCAGAACAGCACTCAATGTTGTTGGATACTATCTATCCACTGTTAGATGAAATTGTACAAATTAATAATCTACAAGTTAATTCTTTCATGAGAATTAATGCTAACTGTGTTCATCCACAATATGATCCAAGATCAACTATTCCACACCATGATCATCAATTCGATCATACAAATCTAATTGTATATTTTACTGATGCTGGTGGGGAAACTATTTTGGTTGATGATAATGAAATGTTCAATCCATCTCAGGACGATATTGTTTCATTCAAAGGTCTTCATTGTATGAATCCACCAAAGAAAGATCGTAGAGTTATTTTAGTTGCAACATACATATGACCGAAACCACACCAGAAACAGTAGATGAAGCAAACTGGGGTTTGTTCCGTGCTACAATGAATCTACCTGCTGCTGCGGCCCATTGTGGAATGACAAAGCGGGAAATGAAAATGACATTTAGGGAGTTTCTAAAACATCATGAACCAGACTATTCCGAATCTAACTGATCGTCAGTGGCAGACTGTTTATTCTGCTGTGCGTCGGTATCAATTTGAGAAATGCTTGCTTGATTCTAAAGATTACTGGGAGTGCTCAGAAATCCTTGACGAACTGTTTGATCTTGTCTATACTCAGACAAGAGAACAACCAACCTAATGAAACACTTGAGAGTTATGCGAGTCTGTGATTTGTTACAAGATGCGAGAGATCGTATGCTTGAACTTGACGAGACTGAAGATGCTGCTACACTAGAACTGCTCTACCAAAAGTACACCAAACTTTATCATGAATATCTTCGTGACGCATTTGAATCCACACCAATCAGCACGGGTTCTACCTGACAAACATGTGGTCAAAATGCCCCTAGAATGCTGTCAAATGCTCAGCATCGTATACTCTAGTTGGTATTATGATTGGGGTACTATTCCAAAGAAAGATGGTACTAGTTATGAAACTAAAGGTGGAGCATTTCGCAATCATCCTTGCACCAAATGGGCAGCAGAGAATATCTACAATACTGCATGGTTAATTGTACATGGCCTTGCGCTTTGTACAGAGTATAGATATCGATATGGTAAGATTCATGCCTGCACTAAATCTTTAGTTGAAGCAAAGAAAATGTTTCATCGTAAGACAGAAAAGGCAATTACATGCTATAGTATGGCAGAACACTTTGCCCGTGCTATGCCTGACGAGTACAAACTAGATACTAGCATTGATACACCCACAGCATATAAGATGTATGTTGCATCTAAACCTTGGGTCAAAGATAACTATTTACGTAAACCTGAGAGGAAACCAGAATGGGTATGATGTGGAGATTGTGGGCTAAAGCAATAGGAGAGAAAGCACACAGGAAGGATAATATTGCAGATAAAGTTGCGGTGATTCGTACTATTATTTTTGCAACGTATCTTATTACAAACTGTTTTATTGTTGCTGGTGTTATTCGTCACTGGAATGATGAAACAGAGATACTTATTGAGATTCATGAAGCACAACCAACAGTGCCTTTAGTCAAAGCAAATTATAATCGTACAGGAGAATTTGAATGAAAGAATTGATTGATGATGCCTTCTATTGTGAGGAAACTCCATATAAACTGTGGCACTCGTTTGATAAAGATGGGAAACCTTTGATTACTGCAATGACAGAGGAACAGTGTATCTCTGGCACACGATTCTATCTCAAGGGGTTGCAAGATGGCTGGGATGATACTAATACTATCAAACATGAGGGAACTGTAGGTGGAAAACTCTGAGTATCCATATCACGAATTAGATCCAACAACTCCATGGTACGAGTGGTTAATGTACTGTGAGATCTGTCATCAACTAGATGTAAAGGATCAACCACGATTGGGTAGGTATATGGCATATCGTAGGTACTTGAAATCTGTGGGGGTTCTATGGTAGACTATGGCAACTGGAAACTCAATGAGATTTTCAACGACACATTTCCAAACTTAGGATGGGCAAAACGTATGGATGACAAACCGAAATTTGCTGGTAATTATGAGGGCCCGTTATATGCACCTCATCCAGATCTGACTGGACCTTATCCAGATGAAATGTTCGAGGAAGCAGAACGTCGAGAGAAGAGTAATCGTGTTCTTCAACGATACAATGACTTCTACAATGCTGAGTGTGCTGGACTCACTCATGGCACACCTATCACACCAGAGCATCAACAGGCACTTGCTCTAGATTGTATGGTTGCTGCTATTCGTTGTGAGAACCTTAATCGTGAGTTTGATCAAGTTCCTGTTTCTGATATTGAAGATTTGATTGAAGCATTGTATCAGCAAGGTAGAGATTATCTTGACCGAGTACAAGAATTTAAGGATAGTGCTGATGGAGTAGCATAATGAATCTTACATTTAAACAACATGTTATTTTGTTGGCAGGCCTTACATCGTTGTTCGATCATGCTGAAAAAGTTGGTAATTCTCAAATGCAGCATGAGATTTTACAACTTTCTGATATTATTCAAGAGTATGCGGAGAAACTGAAACCATGACTGATAAAACACTATTCAACCCAGACGAGTTTCTGCTAGACAATATCAAATCTTATCACTATGAGGTGATGGATGAGGGTGAGCATGTGTGGATGGCATTCTATTTTGAGGATGGTCGCATAGGGCACTTGAACATCTTCAACAACTGTGGTAAGATCAATACCAGATACGAGGAATGGGATGAGATTTGAAGAACCAACTAGATGGGAATACTTTCTTGATGGATTTCGTAATATCTACTATATTCTCGATTGTTATGATGACGGTGATGAATGGGGATATGATGAGTTCTGGGAGAGTTTGAGTATCGGTTGGTATCGTGAGTATATCTTTCCTTATGACGATCCGTTTAATATACATATCCCATCACCCGAACGTAAATTGAGGATTGGAGAATGAATGTACCGACACATGAAGAACTAATGCACCTGAAGATTCAGGCTGCGATGAGAGAGAATCACTTTCAAGAAGATCAAATGAAGTATCTTGGAGAACGTGCTGGACATCACTGGTATCTTGTTGCTGGTGAATATGAAGTATCTGCAGACCAAATTGAGGGATTTGATAAAAATGAAACTGATTGATTATGCACACTACGAAGACTTCGGACACGAATGGTATTTCCAAATACTTTCATTCTATCCTAAGTTTGCTCTGATTGATATGGTAGTTCAGTGGGATGATTATCCTGCTACTGAATGGTTTCCATTTCTAATTGTTGGTATTGGACCCCGTGATATTGGATTCTCATTCCGTTGGAAATGGTTTGAACTTCGTTTTGATATTCTAGACTTTGATCCACGCAATCTAAATAACTATCGAGAAGGCAGAACTGTCTATTACAAAGTGAGAAAGCAAGATGAGCAGGAAACTGAACTGGTTTGAGTATTATTTTGGACACTGTTTCCAGACTGGCTGGAGAGAGATCTGGAACAACTTTAAGATGTGGAGAGATCTTATCAGTGGAAACTATGCTGATTATGCTCTACTGAGTACTGATGATCCATATCAAGAATGTTATGAATGGTTCTGGTGCAGTATCAACATGGATGAAACATATCCAAAAGAGTTTCTAGAATACTTGATGGAAATGTGTGATAAGATTGATCGTGGTGAAGAGAAGTTAATACCTTTGGATGAAGATTTCTTTGATAGAATGAAAGAATTACTAGACGATGAACAAGACTGATAAGGATAAGTTATACGTCATATTATTTTTACTAATACTCTTCCTACTTGACATGTGCGTGGTGGGTGGGGTATTATACAAGGGTAAAGCAAACTTCCCTGAACTGATCAAGCATCTGCAATCATGAGAAAGGTTATCGTAAAACCCAAATCTAGCAAGGCAAAGAACCGTCTTGCTAACATCATGGAAGGCAATCCTGTCTGTATTGTAGAACAGGATACTGGTGGTGAGTTATTCTTAGCATCAGAGAATCGCAAATACTTTATGTGGGTCAGCACTCGCACTGGAACTAATCGTTTTGGTGACAAAGCTGACGCACACTGGGAAATTATCACCGAAATCAAGGATGTAATCTTATGAATTACCTTTGTCTTGTTGATGGTCTTGTAGAATATGCTAGCACTTCTGAAAGTAGCTTTGCTCACTATCAGTTAGTGTATGCCGAAGAACACCAAGATGCTGATGTAGAGTATCTCACTCTGACTGATGATGAGTATGATGAAATGTTCCCTTATGAGGAAGAAGAATGAAACCTAAGTTCCGTGTTATTTTAGAACAAGCAATCGAAGAAGGTGTGCGTCGTGGGTATGCGTTAGCACACAAACATGTTGAGAATCCTTCTGAAGGTGCTATTATCGAGAGGATTGAAGATGCCGTGATGTCTGCAATCTACGAATACTTTATCTTTGACGAGGAAGATTATTGATGAGATTTCGTAACATAGAGTTCCGTTGGAGCAAATGCAACAACAAGTATGAACTCGTCAAGTGGTATCAACGTAATGGTTCTGAAAAAGAGAATTGTTATGTGATTGCCTTCTTCAATAAAGGTAAAGAATGCTACGATATGGAAACTGTAGGTGATAGGTTCTTTGAGGATAAAGATGCCTGGGTTGTGGGTAAGTATGGTTTGGAGTTTCTAAATGAAATCTTTGAGATTGAAAGGATTGAAGAGGAACTGAAATGACTGAAAGATTAAATCACAAACTTGATACAAGCAAACTCAAAACACTCACAGATGTAAAGAATGTCTTTGAGTGTATGGGTTTGTATTCTAATGCGAGTGAAGACAACGAACAGTATGAACTCCTCAAAGAATACTTCACCATCCCAAATGAGCCACAAGAACTCAAATTTGAATTACCACGCAAGTCATTAGAAGAAATCTCACAAGAGTTTGATGAGAAGATTGATAAACAGATTGAGGATGTAGAATACAAGTTCGCACAACTCAAATACCATCAAGAGTATCAGTTTAGTAAAAAGATTACTAAGATTATTGAGGATATTGAGTATGCTCGCAGGAATGGAAGTTTTCCAGCAAAATTAGATTACTCTAAACTTACTGCGACTGGTGGTAATATTACTTCCAGTTTTGTAATT